GTGCAGATCAGGGAACTTTGCCAGAAAATCGGCCAAGAAAAGGGCTTGAGGCAAAGCACTATCTTTAGCTATAGAAGATTGCTTGTCATGCTTGGTGTAGAGGATGACTCTATAACCAGGCAAGAAGTAGAAGCACTTCTATTCAACATAGATAACCCATCTACCCGCCGAGCTACAGTCATTGCTGTTAGATCGGTACTTGGATTCAAGATAAAGATTCCAAAGGCTCCTAAGCGCTCCTATGTCCTCCCCGCCGAAGACACGCTGAGGCTTGCCTTGATGACTAGTCCTCATGAAATCCGAGGGCTATTGATGATGTATGCCGGATTGCGTATTGGTGAAGCATGCGCAGTGACTAAGAAGCAAGTAAATGGGGATAAGCTTCTAGTTGATAGGCAAATACTCGAACTGTATGCATCTGAGCGAGACACCGGGGGAGCGGTAGAGAAAATCTGTGTACTTGCTCCGGTCAAGGGCAGTGAAGCCGAGATAGTCATACCATTTTGGTTGGCCAAGTTGGTATTGACTCTTGAAGACACGGCGGTACCTAGTCGGGTACGCGAAAGCCTTAGACGTGCCGGTAATAAGTGCGGTATTAGCCTGAATCCTCATCTGTTGAGGCATTGGTACGCCACTACGATGCTTGAACGCGGGGCACCGTTGACGTTGGTTCAAGCTCAGATGAGACATTCGGACATTGCCGTTACCTTGAGGGCATACTCTGAACACAACGATGAGGACATACACAAGATGTTTGATAGGTAACGACATGCCCTAGGCTATCGATAGGGTAGTATCAAGCTCAGCCAAACCGACCCGAAGGGTAAGCACAATGCCTAAGAAGACCATCGTTCAGTTCCTTGACGACTTGGATGGAAAGGAATTGCCAGAGGACACCGAACCTACGTTCATCACCTACAAGGGCACTAGCTACAAGCTGTATCTTTCCGACATCAACAAGGGCAAGCTGGACACGGCGCTGGAGAAGTTCATTAAGGACGCTGAGGTGGTCACGGCGGGCACCGCAGCGGGCGCGGGTGGTGGTTTCGGTGCCAAGCCTGCCGCTCAGGTCCGCGTAGAGGCAGCAGGCCACACGCTTGCAGAGGTCCGAGCGTGGGCAATGCAGCAGGACGGCTTGAAGGTCAGCGAAAAGGGCCGACTGTCCGAAGAAGTTTGGACCAAATTCGAGGAAGCGCACAGCTCCTAATTCCAGATACAAATTAGCCAGTGTGCCGAAAGGTATGCTGGCTTTTTTGTTTTATATTCGACAACACGGAATAGTCACGAATAGCGGAATAGCATCCGTTATTGCTATAATGGTAAGCGAAGTTCCGACAGTAACGACCACGACTGAAAGGCTGAATTCATAAGAAAACTTCTCCTCAAGAAGATAACACATGATAACCCGGTAAGAGAGTGGTCGCTCTTACCGGGTTTTCTAATATCTAAATGAGGAGCAAGACCAATTGAACAATGTTAGACCAAAGTATTGGTACGAGATAATCGGTACCAATCCCAACGATAAGAGACAGCGCACCGAACGCTATAAAGCCGAATGGGGTAAGAAGCGCATAGTAGCTAAAGGCACTCTGTATGCGACCTATTGGGCCGATGAGGTAGACGCACAGCCGGACATGCCCGTAGTTGACTATGAGCCACTGAGCCAGCGAGAACAACTCATCAAGAACGCCAAGGCTTGGGCATACAAGAAGTATCCGCAACTCGATAGAGACGACATAAGCCAAGAAATAGAACTCAAAGCTTGGGAACTGGAAGACCACCTAGACGAAAAGGGAGATTGGGTCAAACCCGCATACATCATGACATCATTACAGAACGCCGTTCATGACTACGCCCGGCAAGAAATCGGGTATCAGCAAGTCAACAAGATTACAGATGAAGTCATTACACATACCCGGTTCGATGTGCCGGGGGTGGATGAGGAAATAGCTTTTACCGCTAAGACCCTCAAGGCGGGGCTAATGCTATTTATAGTAGCTCCCTACACTCTGTCTCTTCTTACTAAAGATAGGTTGTATTCTATCTATAAGATGATGAGTAAGGGTGAACACAAAGCGCTCTTGCAGAGCGTCATTAACCCTAATCCTACGTCTTTACGTTCTCTCGATAGGTTGGCAGAGAAGTATCTACCTATTATCTAGATAACATGATGTACCTAGTTCGGCTTCGCCTCACAAACTATATAACGTGAAAACCGGACCAAAAAAGACAAAATCTTAGTAACGAGTTCATAACGAAAGGAAGAGCCAATGAGCGATAGATTCAAAGAAGACCAATTGTACTTTTGTAGCGACTGCAAGTACGGGGATAGAAATAACAACAAATGCCTTACATGCGGGCAAACGATGAAACACATAGGTGTGCAGTACTACCTAGACGTGTCCGACGTAGAGGGGGAGCTATGAGCGAGCCAGCGAGCCCAGAGAGGGACGAACAGACTCCGGGGGTACCCAAGGGCAGGCTAGGGCAGATATTTCGCCACAGCGCCACACAGCCGGGTAAGGGGCCGAACGTACCGCGCAAGCTCAACCCGAACGATCCGACCATAGACAGATTGCTTGACCAAATCGAGGAACTGATAGATGAGCTAAAGCTAGTGGGTTGTCCACCGATGCGCCTAGCCCTAGCGGCTGAAAGATGGCGGGGGTTGGTAAAGGACAGACCCAATGGAAACTAAGACATGCACTAAATGCAAGGAGACTAAGAGTCTAGATGAGTTCTTTAAAAGCAAGACAGGCAAGTACGGCGTGCGAGCCGACTGTAAGACATGCTTTGCCGCCTACAGAAAACAACATTATTGGATCAACTTAGACCGGAATAAGGCTTCGGCCAAAGCGTACCGGGAAGCCAACCAAGATAAGGAAAAGGTTAGACGGCGACGATGGAAGCAAGATAATCCAGAGAAGACACGCGAACACAACAGGAAACGCCGGGTGGCAAGAAAGCAGATACCCGACACAATGCCTAATGAGTGGTGGAACATCTTGCTTGGCTTCTATAAGTCCAAATGTGCTCACTGTGGCTCTAGCGACGATACACAGCACGATCACGTAATACCGATAACCTGGCCTCAATCAACACACAGCCTTTACAACTCCCAGATTCTCTGTAAGCCCTGCAATTCATCTAAAGGCAATCGTCATGCTACGGACTATCGAGACTGGTCTAACGGAATACTATGCGAGCGAGTCGTTACCTAAATTGATAAAATGATGTGATGTCATCTATTAAGTCGGCGGGGAAGGAGAGTAACCCGGATTACCCAAAAGAACTACGGTACACAGTCAACAAGAGGGGATGTTGGGTATTCGATGGCTGTAAAGACAACAAGGGCTATGGTCGGCTCAAAGTCAACGGCAAAGCCTACAGGGCTCATCAATACCACTATTTGAAGTACGTAGGTACGATTCCGCCGGGGATGGTGGTTAGGCATCAATGCCAAAACACATCATGTTGTAACCCAAAGCACCTACTAATAGGAACAGTGCAAGACAATGTGGACGATAGAGAGAGGGATAAGAAAACCTTTTGTACGTCTGGTCACCAATTGGATCATACGAATAGTTACCGCTTCAATAATCGTACGATTTGTAGAATCTGCAAAGCAAAAGCTGTATTGGTGAACGGTAAAGAGGGATGAGGGATAGGTTATTTAAGGTATTGCAAACGCGGCCCTGTGCTTAACGGGGCTCTATTTTCAATGCGCAACCCATTACTTTAGGTCGCTAATGATCATCACATTAGTTAGAATAACGAAAGGAATAAATGAAAGGAAATGATAATGAATGGCTAAATACACCGAAGAGGAAATAGCTATTGCGGTAGAAATGGCCGGGGATATTGGAATAGCCGCAACTAGAAGAACACTTCAATACCCATCGTCATGGAATACGCTTTATAGATGGTGCAAAGATAGGGGAGTGGAGATAGAACTTTCCGAGCTAAAGAGTAAAGCAGCACACTATAACTGTTTTTACCAAGATACCGAACAGCAGATTGCATTACAGGACTTGATAGACCGCGCACGGGAAATGATGAACGATCCAAATCTTTCCCCCGAACAATTGGACAAGCTATCAAATACGATTAAGAAGTCTATCGAAATGATTCGGGTAATCAATGGTAAGGCAAACAACTATCAAGCCAAGGAAGATACCACCGAGCTTGAAGCCTTGAAGTTGTACGACAGTTGGAAGAACGGCAGTGATACTAAATGAGGGTAGGGGAGTACCTGAGCCAGTACCCGCGTGAGTTGCTGGGTACGTCTATGGGTAGGCGCATAGCGTCACGTGACGACCCGTTGCTGTTCGCAATCCTGTACTTTCCTCACCATCTGAGATTCGGAGAAGATGAGCCGAGCCTGTCTCAGTTTCATCTAGACCTAGCCGACTATGCCAAGTCGTGGCTTGAGCAGAGCAATACAAATAGAGATTGTTTCATCGCACCGAGACAAAGCGGCAAGACTACGTGGTTGTTCCTACTGCTACCTATGTGGGCGGCAGCGCATAGACATCTAACCTTTATCGCTGCATTCAGTGACTCAGCATCACAAGCTACTCAGCACTTGCAGACATTCAAGAAGGAAATAGATAGCAACGAACTATTGAAGCTCGACTATCCAGAGCTATGCAAACCGCTAATGGGCGGGGCAGTGAAGAGATACGTAGCTCAATCCAATGAGGAAATACAACAGGCTAACGGCTTCTCATTCATGGCAAAGGGAATAGATAGTAAGTCTCTTGGTATGAAGATAGGAAACACTAGACCTCAATTGATTCTGTTGGATGACATAGAACCAAGTGAATCCAACTATTCCCCTCATGAAGCCAAGAAGAGATTACGCACGATATTAGATGGTGTGTTCTATCTGAATGACAAAGCAAGGATAGTAATCATTGGTACTACCACTATGTCTAATTCGATCATTGATCAGATTAGGAAGGTGGGGGAGCTGCAAGCCGAGCGTATAGAGTCATTGACACCATTAACGACAATGGAAATCAATGCAACTACCGATACTTGCTATTATGTCAACCTGGGTAAGGGTAACCTAACCAATGATCAGGCAGGAAATAGGGTCTATTCGGCCCGCAGAGCTAATGAACATGCTTCCGGCCTCCCTAGTCCAACTAGTACCCAACAGTGCCACACGGGCGAATCTGAGGCCAGTTTTACCACAAACGAAATCGGCCGAACAACTCAGAACATCGATGGATTGTCAAACTCTGGGGGACAAGATCAGGGCAACGAAGTTGAAACAGAATCGTTATCATTAGCAGAGTTTGCAAAGACTCGACTTGACAAAGATTCCGCTGAGTGCTTGACATCTGCCGGAGAATCTGAGTTTAAACTTTTTGCTTCTTTTTCGGGTACATCTATACCTACATCACATATAAGACAACCTGAAAACGAGCAAGCAACCTTTGCTGATAGAGAAAAGACTGAGCTAGCTAAGTTGACCGATCCTGTAGCACCCAATAGGGGAGAACAGGAAACCGAAGCCAACAGAGCTGAAAGCTCACTGAGCTTCTATGACTCATTGGATAATGATCTACGTTGGGTTATTGATGAACGTATCCGGGTGCACTATTACCCAGCTATCGTTATCAATGCCGATGGAAGCGAATCTAGTTGGTGGCCTGAGTTCAAAACTTTTGAGGAACTAGAACGCATTAGACATACTCGTGCGTTTCAGATGAACTATCAGAATCGGCCGGTAAACGTAGACGCACAATACTGGATAGAGTCTGATATCGAGATAGCCGAGTGTGCCGAAGGATACAAGCGAACCCTATTGTCTGTTGATCCTGCCGTGTCTACCAAGACAACCAACGACTATACGGCGCTGGTAGTGGTTTCACTGGGTCTAGATGGTTTGGTATATGTCAGACATGCCGAACAAGTCAGATTGGTATCTACCGACTTGCGAGACCGGGTAAACGAACTGATAGAGAGATTCGATATCGGCCTAGTGTATTGCGAGACAAACCAGGGCGGCATGTTGTGGAAATCGGTATTTGATGGCATCAAGGCCAAGTACAGGGCAGTGCATCAAACCGAACCTAAGACGATTCGCGCGGGTAGAGCATTAGATCATTACCGTAAGCATAAGGTTCGTCATACTCGACACTTTGACCAACTAGAAGAACAGATGTACAGCTTTCCAAAGGTTGCACATGACGACTTGGTAGACGCTTTGGGTACGGGTATCGAATACTTCTTGAGTCAATCGGTAGTGCCTAGAGTGAGAAAGCGAAGTTACATATAAGTTGTTACAATTGTTATGCAAATACTATGAAGGGAATCATGTTGACAAACATTGTCAGATTTAACGCAAGCCGTACAAACCATCTTGGACAACCAAGACGAGTACATACGCGCTGAGAACTATTACTACGGCACCGTAGATGAAATATTCGCCAGTAAGCGAGTAAAGCAGGCACTAGCCGAAGCGGGAAGCGGGCACCGAGTCAACTACGCCGCTACCCCCGTCAATGCGGTAGCCAATCGACTTGAAGTTACCGGAGTAACAACACTATCGACCGAAGCTGAATCGGTCATTGATCAGACTTGGCAACTGAACAACCTGGAACTTGAGCTAACACAGCTCATTACAAAGACGCTGATCTATGGTTCGGCCTATGTGATCTGTTGGCCGGATGAATCCGGCGAGATTCAGATTTACTACAACAGTCCATTAAGTACAGTGGTTCTCTATGATCCTGAGAATCCACGCAAACCGTTGGTTGCTGCCAAGCTATGGACTATCGAGGTAGACGGCAAACCTAGAAGCCGTTTGAATCTGTTCTATGCGGATCGAATCGAGAAGTACATAAGCAAAGCTACCACTTTGCCTATGAACGTCAAAGATACCGCTTTCGACCCGTTCGGCGAAGACTGGACAGTGCCGAATGAGTTCGGCGTCATTCCGGTATTCCACTTCACTACCGGTATAGATCAGTACGGCCGACCCGAACACATCAATGCCTATGGTCCGCAGGATGCCATTAACAAGCTCTTGGTATCCCAGCTAGCCAGCATCGAATACTACGGGTTCCCGCAGCGCTGGGCGCTACAGGGGGAGCACACCGGCACCCCGAGCGACTGGGACGAGACAGCCGACGACACGGAGGCCCTGAGCAACGAGCCAGGCGCGTTCCTGTGGCTACAGAACGTCATCAAGGTAGGTCAGTTCACCCCCGCCGACCCGAAGACGTACATAGAGCCGTTCAGGGAGCAAGTACGCACGATGGCGTCTGTCACTGACACGCCGTTCCACGTGTTCGAGGCAGTGGCTACGAACGTGAGCGGCGAAGCGGTACGCGCCGCAGAGGCACCCCTAGTGAAGAAGGTCCGCACGCGCCAGCTGGCCATAGGCAACGCGCTACGCAAGTTGTTCCTGTTCGTCTTGAAGCTCAACGGGATTGAGGAAGACGTACAAATCCAATGGCGACAAGTCGAGTCTATTGACGAGTCCGAGAAGTGGACCATTGCGTATAAGAAGATTCAAGCCGGGTTGCCGATTGAACAAGTGCTATTGGAACAAGGCTATGACGTTGAGAAAATCAATGAATGGAAGGATGCTGGCCAATTAAATAATGCAAAACGGCCGGCCGATTCTATCAATTTAAAGGAAGGAGAAAACATAAATGAGTGACACTGAGAATCAGAATGTAGAGACAGAGACAGGTGATGAACTAGCTAAGGTTCGGGAAGCGTTGAAGAGCGCCAACGGAGAAGCGGCAACGTTCAGACATCGAAACACAGAGCTACAAACACAATTGGAAACCGCTACCGCAGCAGCCGAGAAGTATAAGAAGAGCTATGTACAGTCAAAGATTAACGCGGCGCTGAAAGATCATGGTGCGACTAATCCGAAGATTGTGCGTGTGCTGGACGTAAGCAAGATCGATGTAGACGACTCGGGGGAGTTGATTGGTTTTGACGAACAGCTAACCGAAATCAAGGCAGAGTTTCCAGAGTTCTTCGACTCCAAGCGTCGTGCCCCGTCTATCGATGCTGCCGACAAGAAGGCATCGAAAAAGGTTCTAAGCTCAGCCGAGAAGCTATTAAGGCAGCATGCACGGTGAGCGTTCGAGTTTGGCCCTATGAGCGTACGTGCTCGAAATGTAGCGAGACGAAACCAACCGAAGAGTTCTATAAGCGCAAGACGGGTAAAGATGGGCTAATGCGGTGGTGTAAGGATTGTTGGAGAGCGTACAGACGTGATTACTATGCGCAAAACAAACACTACTCATAATTGTTACAATTAACATAGTAAGAATCCGAGATGGACTCTACACCTATCGAGTTCCGAGATGGAACGGAGGTTACAGGCTATGCGCGCCTGAAGCGTAAATTTAAGTAAAGAAGTGAATTACAATAGCAGCAATTAATGCGAGTAACTGGGTAAGTGAAGAGACCGGTTCAAAGGTTCTTACGACAGTTACTGAAAACAGCGCGGCAGAGAATTATGCCCGCAGAGAGAATATGGATAGCGACGCGCTACGTGTTCCACGTATGAGCGATGTAGACGTAACCGTTATTCCTATGTCCGGTGCATACCCGGAAGATTCAGCAAACCTAGATACGGTTTTGCTAGAGGCAGTCAAGTTCGGTGGACGTGTGCTAGTGCCATACGAACAGCTAGACGACTCGAATATCGGAATTGTGACCGAGCTACAAAGCTCTTGGGCACGTTCGTATGCGCGCAAGCTGGATAATGCCGTATTCGGCACTACAGCGGCAGGAAACCTAACTACGGTTCCATTCAACTCTGTATATCGTGAGGTAAGCCAGAACGCGGCAACCCACCGAGTGCAGACAGTCGGAGCGGTTACCTATGACCATGTGTCATCGGTATTGGGTAAGTACGAAAATGGCGGATACTTTAGCGATCCTGACACCATCGTAGTTGCGCATGTCAGCCTAAAAGAGGCATTGCGCGGACTAAAGGACACTACCGGCCGACCATTGTTCATTGACGCTATCCCGGATACACAGCCAAGCACTCTGTTCGGATATCCAATCCAGTTCAGTGCGGGAGCCAAGACAAGTGCAACTAACGTTGTCAATCCAACTGGTAACCCGCTATTGGTTGTCGGCAACAAGAACCATTTGATTCTAGGTGTGCGCAGTGGTCCCGAATCAATTTTGAGCACAGAAGCCGGATTTGGTACAGACGAAATCCATCTAAAGATGCGTAGCCGTAGAGCTTTTGCAGTCGGTAGAGCTACCGCGTTTGGTGTGCTAGAGGTCACCTCGGCATAAGAAGCTGAGAGGTTGTGTCTCTTTATTGAGGTTCGGGGACACAACCTCTCTTTAAATCTAAGGAAAGAAGGAACAGGACAATAGCAACACGATGGTACGGCAAGGCCATACCGAAGATTTTAGATAAGCAGATAGACCTATTAGACGACTCAATCAAGGTCGCTCTATTTACGTCTAGCTACGTTCCGAACTACGAAACACACGAGTTCTATCCTGCCTTGACCAATCAGGCAACGGGTACCGGATACACAGCCGGGGGTAAGGTTCTTACTGGTAAGGCATTAGAAGAAAACCAGTATGAGGGCTATATATTCCTTGCGGCCAATACGACTTGGACGGCAGTAACTACAGCTTTCAGATATGCCGTGTTGTATGACGATACAGCTACGGGTAAGCCGTTGATTGCCGCACTCGATTTCCTCACTACCCAAACCGTCACGGCACAGGACTTAACTTTGAGATGGGAATTTGAAGGTCTGAGCCATGAAACCGGCGAGACCGACACATTGCCCGGTCTGTTGGTGATGAGGTTCTAATGCCGATCCTGAGTACCAATGCCTCGCCGAGCGTCTGGTTTGAAGCCAAGAAGCCAACACTAAGTGTCGCTACCGCCCCGGTATCGATTGCTAGCGGCTCAGCGGCCCGTGTGGAGTTTTACGCCAAGACTCCGAGTGTAGGTGTCGTTAGCCCTGGAATATCGGTAGCGAGCGATTCAGCCGCAGCGCTGGCCGTATCCGCATATGCGCCGACTCTGATAATCAACAATCCGTTTGAGCTAGACCTAGTAATGCCTAGGGCTGAGCTTGATGCATTGATGCCGGGTAATACTTTTGATGTGAGGATGGATCGTAAGCAACTATGAACAAGCGATATTACGTAGAGCAAAAGCCGGTAGAGCCGTTGGTATTGACCGTGCGAGACGAGCGGGGGGTACCTAGAAACCTATCCGCCTATGACAGCGCACAAGTGTTCATTTCTGGCACTAATGGATTTGGTTTCGATGATGCCGGTACGGCTTCAATCACCGATGCCGCTAACGGTCGAATCACCTTCACTTTTACCGGCAATAGTGTGTTCGGCACGGTTGGAAGGTATCGAATACAAGTGAAGTTGATAGACGGTGATCGGTGGGATTGGTCGGATATCGGAGAGATTGAAGTATTGAGAGGACTTGATGAGTAATGTATGTAACACCTAGCGAGGTTTCGACTCTAACCGGATACTCGGTTGATGATTCGGCTATACGACGTGCGCAAGCCATAGTGGAAGTGATGAGCGGTAGACCTGAGTCGTTGGTTACCCGAGAAGATGACAAGCAATGGCTAATGTACGCATGCGCTTGGCAAGCTGCCTATATGGAACATGGCGACGTTTACCAGCAAGCCAATGTAGATAAGGTGACGCAAGACGATAGCTCGGTAACCATTGGCGATAAGGTCTATGCGGTGTCGAGACTGACAATTGAGGCAATCAAGCACCTATCTTGGCGGGGGAGTAGAAGCGTAAAGACAAAGCCGTATGATTGCAAACGTAATGAAATGCCTTGGTGGTGGACATGGTGAGACTGATTACCAAGACCTATCCGAGCTTGGTTGATGTCTACGCCAAGATAACCGAAGTGAACGAAGAGACCGGAGAAGTCATCAATACTTGGGATTATGAGAACCCGGTAACTATCCCTTGCAATGTTACTGCCATCAATCCGCAAGAGTCGTTGGAAAGATTCAGCACCGATTATGAGAAGAAAGTCTTTCTCAAGATTGAGCATCCTACCGATACGGTAAAGCTATCCGATCAGGCCGGGAACCTGAGACGTAAAGACGAGCAAGTTTATTATTACGGGTCACCTAGACTACCCATGATATTTAACGTAAGCGGTATCAGCACTCAGGTTGATGTATTGGGCAATGCTGTGTGTCATGTTAGCTATCTCGAATACTTCGGAACCTTGGAGATTTGATATACTGAGACTGAGAACGGTACTCACTTCCGGTCTCCTTTCAGTCCCCCGCCTGTAATTGGTAACCTTCTACTCCTTCGGAAGGGAGGCGGGGGACATCTCTATTATTTGATATAATTAGTAGGCATCAATGTTGATGCTTCCTTTCTGTTCGATTAGAACGGCAAAAGTGCCCAGTTGTCACAACAACAGTCCTACCAGAGACTAGGCAACTGGGTATTTTTGTGTGCAGAGTCCGGCCGGGTGTGCGAGGATGCTTGCATGATCACAGTTGGTGAAACGCTCACGTTTCCTTGGCGTCCGGGCTTCACTGTGGACGTTGACGAACGGATGATTGCCGCATTGAGCAAAGCGCGGGCAGCGCTGATAGCCATTGCCTACACGGGTCGAACGATTACCTATAAGGGACTAGAGAAAGCCATAGAAGACAGTCGATTCAATTACCGCAACTTTAGGGGATTGCTTGACGTTATCTCTTTGGATTGTGAGCGCAGAGGGGAAGACTCGCTAGCGGCTCTTGTCATTCGTGGCGATACGAAAGAAGTCGGTGACGGCTTCATCAACAACGCTGGCGTACCGCTGGAACAGTACCGGGAAGGCGTACAGCGCCACTGGCGCAACGGATGAGGGTCTGAGTACCCCTGAGCCCTGATATTTCGTCTACGGGGCAATGAGAGGCCCTAGACATGCGAGAACCCCCGGTTATACATCGCCTGAGTCATTTCCGGGGGTTCTCTCTATCCCGCGTGCTACGTATCCAATGGGCGGAACGCGGGAAGCTATTCAGTTGGTGATAGCCATTTCCAAGATTCGATCAAACAGGTTGATGCCCTCGACAACATCGGCACCGTCTAGGATCGAATCGAGTACCGCAGCATTGATCAGGAAACCTTGACCACGGTTTGATTGCTGCGCACTCACCAGTACCTCATACAAGACTCTTGCGTATATCTGGGAACGCGGTACGGCTATCGGTCCGTGTGCGCCGAGTGCTTGTAATCGCTTCTCTGTTGCCTCGATTACGTCTCTGATCACACGGATTTCGATTTGGGCAATCTCTAGCTCATCCATGTTCATGATTCCGCTGTCTGCGAGTCATCATGTGCCCCTTTGAACTTGGAAAGCCAGTAGTTGTATTCCTTCTCGTTGAATGCCCGAGCATCATTGCAACTACCAACAGCAGACTTGTTGACAGAAGCGAAGTAGGCTTCGTTGTCGCTAGTCATTGATCATGTGCCCCTTTAGGTTTCAGTATTCGCCTATGTCGTCGTATTCGTCTTTCAGCTGGTCTAGTAGTTCCTTCGCTGGTATCGAATCGGGAGTGTGATAGTCACTTGGCCAAAGCGCTACAGCGAGAATGAAGATGAGCAATCCCGCTGTGAGGGCTACCAACATCAATCCGGCTGACATTGGCGAGACCTGGTGTCGGTGGCTGCCCACTGGGCAAGGGCATCGGCCGTACGTCTGATCAGTTCGACAGGCGGAGGCTCTACCGTTCCGTCCGGGTACTCATGTTCACCCGGAACCCGTTGCGGTAGTAGGTACATCGGCGTGCCCCTCTCCTAGTTTCCCCTAGTCACGTCAATGTTCCGCGCGTATAGCGAAACAGACCACGGCGCACAAGATGCACCTACGATGCAACTATGCGCAGAGAACGGCTCATAGAAGCGCGCAAGGCGACCGGGAAGACTCAAGAGCAGATAGCCGATGCCGTAGGGGTAGACCGAACGACACTCGGCAGATGGGAGCGCAACGAGGGCACACCCTATCCGGCTCAGCGACCGAAATACGCTGAGGCACTACAGATCACGATGGATGAGCTATCAGCGATGCTGAGTAGCGTTCCGGCTATCGAGGGCGAAGTACCCGAGTGGCTGAGTACCTATCTCGGCATGGAGCAGTCGGCTACCTCCATCCGTACTCACGAACCTAGAGCGGTCTACGGACTGCTACAGATTCCGGCCTACGTTGAGGCACTGGTGAGCAAGGTAGGTATCTCGGGAGTCTCGGACACCTACGTACAGCAAGCCGTAGACCAACGCTTGCACCGACAGAAGCGGGTCCGCTCAGGTGATCTAGTGCTAGACGTGATTCAACCTGAATCGTCGTTGAGGCTCCGTGTCGGCACAGCGGACGTGATGACTGAACAGTTGCGGACCCTAGCCGAGCTTGCAGAGTTGCCGAATGTGACTGTGCGCGTGACGACTTACGATGCGGGACAGTACGAAGCGCGTCGGCTACATGCCTTTTCGATCATGTCTCACCCGTGGGGTTCGCCACGAGTTCACATAGAGACCTACGGAGGTGGGCGCTTCATCACAGATGCCGAGGAAGTGGGATACTTCGGCCATGCGTTCGACCACGGGGCAAAGATAGCTCTGAGCCCTAGTGAGTCCCGCAGATTCATCCTTGACCTAGCAGACGAATGGGAGCACAAGAACAATGGATAGCCTCGAATGGCGCGTGTCGAGCTTCACAGACAACGGCACATGCGTAGAGGTAGCGGGCACCCCGGATACGGTCTACGTCCGCAACAGCAACGCTCGGGAGGCGGGAACGGTGGCGTTCACCCGTGCCGAGTGGGGCGCGTTCCTCAAGGGCGCTCACGCGGGCGAGTTCGATGACCTGGCGTGATTGTCGTTGATCTTCTAGAAACCCCCTCTGATCAGGTCAAATGGAGGGGGTTTCGCCATGTCTCGGCCAGGGTGGGCTAGGATGCGGTGTGTTGTTGTCCAGCGATGAAACTACATCAATGCAGGTCAGAACCTACGAGGTCCGCACCTTCGGTTGCCAGATGAACGTGCACGATTCCGAACGCTTGTCCGGCCTGCTGGAGGACGCGGGCTACGTGAAGGCCGCGCCGGGGGCGACGGCGGACCTTGTGGTCTTCAACACCTGCGCCGTGCGCGAGAACGCCGACAACAAGCTCTACGGCACCCTCGGCCACCTCGCCCCGATCAAGGCGGGCAGGCCGGGCATGCAGATCGCGGTCGGCGGCTGCCTGGCGCAGAAGGACCGCGACACCGTCGTGCGCAAGGCGCCGTGGGTGGACGTGGTGTTCGGCACGCACAACATCGGCTCGCTGCCCGTGCTGCTCGAGCGCGCGCGGCACAACGAAGAGGCCCAGGTCGAGATCCTGGAATCGCTGGAGGCGTTCCCGTCCACCCTGCCCGCCAAGCGGGAGTCCGCCTACGCGGGCTGGGTGTCGATCTCGGTGGGCTGCAACAACACCTGCACCTTCTGCATCGTGCCGTCGCTGCGCGGCAAGGAGGTCGACCGCCGTCCCGGCGACGTGCTCGCCGAGGTGCAGGCGCTGGTCGACCAGGGTGTGCTCGAGGTGACTCTGCTCGGGCAGAACGTCAACTCCTACGGCGTCAACTTCGTCGACCCGACCGAGCCGCGCGACCGCAGCGCGTTCGCGAAGCTGCTGCGCGCCTGCGGCGACATCGACGGACTCGAGCGAGTCCGGTTCACCTCGCCGCACCCGGCCGAGTTCACCGACGACGTCATCGAGGCGATGGCCGAGACGCCGAACATCTGCCCGCAGCTGCACATGCCGCTGCAATCCGGCTCGGACCGGGTGCTCAAGGCCATGCGGCGCTCCTACCGCAAGGCCCGCTACCTGGGCATCATCGAGAAGGTCCGCGCGGCCATGCCGCACGCCGCCATCACCACCGACATCATCGTCGGCTTCCCCGGCGAGACCGAGGAGGACTTCCTGGAGACACTGGACGTGGTGCGCCAGGCCCGGTTCACCAGCGCGTTCACCTTCCAGTACTCGAAGCGGCCCGGTACTCCCGCCGCCGACATGCCCGACCAGCTGCCCAAGCAGGTGGTCCAGGAGCGCTACGACCGGCTCATCGCGTTGCAGGAGCAGGTCTCGCTCGAGGCCAACCGCGCGCTGATCGGCACCGAGGTGGAGCTGCTCGTCGCGGAGGGCGCGGGCAAGAAGAACGCCGCGACCGCGCGGATGAGCGGGCGGGCCCGCGACGGCAGGCTGGTGCACTTCCGGCCCGGCGGCACCGTCGAGACGGTCCGCCCCGGCGACGTGATCACCGTCGACATCACCGAGGCGGCGCCGCACCACCTGATCGCGGACGCGCCGATCAAGACCCACCGCCGCACCCGCGCGGGCGACGCGCACGAGCGCGGCGTCACGCCGAAGACCGAACCGATCGGCGTCGGACTCGGGCTGCCGAGGATCGGCGCGCCGGTGCTCGAGCCGGTCGCCTCCGGCTGCGCGACAGGCTGCGACGCATGA